GGCTCCTTTTTTATGTTATGAAAATGGTGAATTGACAATAAATTTAGCTAATAAAAAAATCAATAAATAAAAAGGCAGGTGATAGCAAATGGCAAAAAGTGAGTTCGCAAACATGACACCAGAAGAAAGAAGAGAGAACGGCCGTAAAGGCGGACTTGCATCTGTCAAGGCAAGAAGAGAAAAGAAGGCAATGAAAGACAATCTTGCATCGCTTCTTTCCATGTCTCTCAAATCCGGTAAGATAGCTGATGTGGACACAATAAAGAACTTTGCTGCATTGAATGGCAAGAATGTGACTGTACAGGATGCAATACTCATTAAACAGGTTCAGAAGGCAATGAAGGGCGACACTAAGGCAGCAGAATTCATTAGAGACTTGAGCGGTAATAAACCTGGCAGTAGTCTTGACATCAAGTCAAATGGACAGATAGTAATTATAGATGACATCGAATAAAGCAAAGCTTTCTGACATTATAGGCCCAGCGTTCTATGATCTTCATAAATATGTTAAGACTAATGCATATACACACTACTGGCTTAAAGGTGGACGTGGTTCTTTAAAATCTTCTTTCATTGGCACAGAGATTCCTTTAGGGATTATGAGAGATGCGAAGCGTGGTGTAATGAGTAATGCCGTTGTTATCAGACGTGTAAAGGACACTTTAAGGGGTTCAGTCTATGAACAGATTAAGTGGGGCATATTCATGCTGAAGGCTGAAGAAGATTGGGACATACCTGAATCTAAGTTACAGATGACATACAGACCGACAGGACAACAGATAATATTCAAAGGTGCTGACAATCCTAAGAAGTTGAAATCTATCAAGGTGTTTGTCGGCTATGTTAAATACGTATGGTATGAAGAATGCGACGAATTCGAAACATATGACAAGATAACCAATATCAATCAGTCACTTCTTCGTGGTGGACATGAGTATTGTGTCTTTTATTCTTTCAACCCTCCTGAATCACAACGTAATTGGTGCAATAGGCAAGTTCTAGTAAAAAGGGATGATACATATGTCTCTCACACAACTTACTTACAGGCACCACCTCAGTGGCTTGGGGAGCAGTTTCTAATTGAAGCCAACCACATGAAGGAGACAAAGCCTGATAAGTATAGGCATGACTATCTAGGTGAGGTAACCGGTACAGGTAGTGAGGTTTTCACAAACCTTGATATACGAGAGATAACCGACGAGGAAATACAGGTATTCGATAGATTAAAAAACGGACTAGACTTTGGTTATGCTGGTGACCCATTGGCATATGTCAAAGCAAACTATGACAAGACGCGCAGGCGTCTTTTTATTTTTGGTGAAGTATATGGAACTAGACTATCAAATGCCAAGGCCGTCAAACTTATCAAGGAGATCAACCCACTCAATAAGCTAGTCACTGCCGATTCAGCCGAGCCAAGAACCATTAATGAATTCAAGTTATTAGGTCTCAATATCATCGGTGCAAAGAAAGGCGCTGACAGTGTAGACAACGGAATAAAGTTCCTTCAGGACCTAGACAAGATAATTATAGATCCTATTAGATGCCCCAATGCTGCACGTGAATTCAATGACTATGAAATTGAAATGGATAGAGATGGCAACCTTAGAGGGGACTTCCCCGACAGAAACAACCACACTATAGATGCGGTTAGATATGCTATAGAAAATGTAATCCTTATGAAGAAGGCAAGAGCAGGAAAGAGGAGATTTTAAAAGATGTATTATACTTTCACGATTCCACGAGAAAAATTCGACGAGACAAACATAGACAGAAGCATGATCCTTCGTCTCATTAGTAAGCATTATAGTATTCGTGCTCCTGAGATATTGAAGAATGTCGGTTACTACTTTGGTAAGCATGCCATCATGAACAGGGAAAAGAAGTTCAAGAACCAGCCGAACAATAAGATCATGGTAAATCATGCTAAAGATATATCAGATACAGCAACGGGCTATTTTCTTTCAAACCCCATCACATTCAAGAAGAATACAGAAGACGGCAATATTGACAAGCTGACAGGTGCTTTCGTTGATGCTGAAACAGATGATACAGATTCATGCAATGCTATCAATATGTCACGTGCTGGTGTCGCTTATGAGTATGTTTACTTATGTGAGCATGAAAGCAAGCTGATGACCAAGACACTTGACCCATTGTCAACATTCAAGGTTTTCGATGCCTCAATTGAGCAGCATGAACTATTCAGCGTTTATTATTCGATTGAAAAAGATGATTCTACTGACAGGTTCAATATCATCGCAACAGTAACAACTGAGAACTATGTCACAAGAATGGGAATCACATGCAATGAAGAATTCGAAAAAGGCGAGTTTTCAGAACTAGGTGAGCCTTACCCACATTTCTTAGGTGAGGACCCTATCATTGAGTATAGAAACAACATGGACTGCATTGGAGACTATGAACAGCAGATTTCTCTGATTGATGCATACAATACATTATGCTCTGACAGAATCAACGATAAGGAGCAGTTCATTGACGCAGTGCTTGTTGTCTATGGTGCTCTTTTAGGTGATGACGATGAAGAAGCAACAAAAGCGCTCCAGGCTATCCGTAAGAATGGTGTTATGGAACTTCCTGCTGATGCACGCTCTGAATATCTGACTAGAACATTTGACGAGAATGCTGTGGAAACACTCAAGCGCTCAATAAAGGAAGATATCTATTCACTTTCTCATGTTCCTAATCTGACAGATGAAAACTTTGCTGGCAACAGTTCAGGCATTGCCATTCAATATAAGCTTCTAGCCCTTGAGACCCTCACCAAGACAAAAGAGAGATATTACAAGAAAGGGCTTAAAAAGCGTATAAGAATGTTCTGTACTTACCTCAATCTAAAGGCGATTGCTGCTGATCAGTCAATGATTGAGCCTGTATTTACAAGAGGACTCCCACAGAACCGTCTTGAATTATCACAGATCATTGCGAACCTTAAAGGTGTTGTATCAACTAAGACACTTCTTGCACTCCTTGACTTTGTTTCAAACGTTGATGATGAAATGAAAGAAGTCAAAAAAGAAAAACAGGAAGCACTTGAAACACAGAAGCAGTTATTTGATACCGAAAATCAGAATACTCCTCCAGAAGATGAAGAAGAAACAGATGATCATGAGGAAGATGATAATGATGATGACAAAGACAAGGAATAATAGTGTTCTGTTATGACTAACATCAAAAATATAAAGTACTGGGAGATGCGAGAAGCAAGGAACATGTACAAGGATATGCAGTTAGCTGAGGACTGCGCTAAAGATTTGAGCGTAATCTATAGCAAGGCTGCAATCTACACTGCCAAGCAGATTGAGGGAATATTCAATAGATTCGCTTCAAAACATCATCTGACAAGAGACGAGGCTATTAATCTTCTTTCAGAGGCTGACAGCAGAAATTTCGAAAAACTGCTTGAAGCATACAAGAATAAGACAGGTGCCCAAAAAAGAGAGGTGCTAGCAGAATTGGAAGCCCCAGCATACAAGAACCGTATGAAGAGGCTTGACGATATTGATAAGTCAATAAACAGGCTAATCAATGCGGTTGCATCCAAAGAAAGAGATGCAATAGACAAGACAATGCGAAAGGTCTATGAAAGCAGTTATCACCATGCAGTATATGAAGCTGCAAGAATGAGTGGTCTAGATCTTCAGACAGGCCCTATTGATGAAGGCGCTCTTGAAACCATTCTGAAAAAGAAATGGTCAGGACAGAACTATTCAGAAAGAGTATGGAACAATACTCAGAAGGTGGCCGATGCACTAAAAGAGGAGCTCATGATAGGAGCCCTTACAGGAAAGACAGAGAAGGAAATGACCGACTCAATCAACGAACAGTTCCTATCAGGCAGAAATAAAGCTAGAAGACTTGTAAGAACCGAATCATCATACATCCACAATGAGGCGCACTTTCAGGCTTACAAGGATTATGGCATAGAGGAATATAGATTTGTTGCAACACTAGACCTTAGAACGTCTCAAATTTGCCGTGAGAGAGACGGAAGTGTATACAGGGTGAATGATAAGAAGATAGGCGTAAACGCCCCTCCAATGCACCCATGGTGCCGTTCTACAACTATTATGAATCTTGATGATGAAACTATGCATAATCTAGAAAGATTTGCAAGGGACCCCGTTACAGGTGAAAAGATAAAGGTTCCAGCGGATGAGACTTATAAAGAGTGGCATAAGAGAATGGTTGAAAAGCATGGTGCTGAAGCAATCAACACTGCTGAGAAGTCAGCTAAGAATTATTCTAGTGATAAGAAGCAGCAGAAAAAATACCGCAGTTCATTTGATAAGGAAAATATGTCATTATCACAATTAGAATTCCAAAAATCGAAGAATAAAAATAAAGAGGATTCGAAGAATAAAAAGAAAGAAGTATTGAAGAATCTAAAGACTCATGTTAAAGCTGCATCGGCTTCTGTTGGTCAAGATAAAAAAGTTCCTGTTAAGAAAGAGGAAAATACCAATACAAAATTAATTGAAAAGAATGATAAAACATTAGACTTGAACAAAAAATCAGAAAGAGAAAGGATTATTTCTGAAAATAAAAAAGATAAAATACCTGAAACTACAATAACCGCATTGAATAATGCTATGGAAATGAATGAAAGAAATCCGGATATTGCTAGAAGAGAGTTAACAGTGCTTTTGCCGAGCAAAACGTATATAGGATTAAATCCCTTTACCGGCAGAAAAATATACATATATGATAAAGACTTCTCTTATTTTATAAAAAAACATGTAACTGATGGTTCTCTTGATATACAGGACCTCATGACAGTAAATACCATACTAGATTATGATATGGCATTTATAGCAGAAGATGGTGAGAGTTATTCATTTGTGAAACAAGCAGAGCGAAAAAACGGAGCTTATGATATTGTTCTTAAATATATTAATGATGAAGAGGAAATTTTTCATTTCAACTATAAGGGTAAAAAATCTGCAGCTAAGAACATAAAAAGACTTAAAAAGAAAATGAGTTTATTGGATGTGAGAAATAAAAATATATTGACTTATTTAGATTTAAATGATTTAATATCAGTAGAAAAGGATAACTGATGTAGAAAAATCGGTCTCGTCTAACACGCCGTATATCTGATTAGATATATGCCGGATGAGGGATGCCCATTCTTAGAAATGGTTCGACCGCCCCTCCAGTTATCCCTTTTAATTGATTATCATTACGCAAATCGACTAAAAGAATAGTCGTTTTTTTATTTTATACAATCTCAAGGAAGGAGAACAACATGGCAAGGGATGATTATCATGTAATTGTTTATCAGATTCTATCCTACCTGTATATGCAGCTCAAGCAAGGGAAGGATATTGATGCATCACTCATAAGACATGACAGTAAATATCTGCAGATCAACAGAAAGTACTGGACTTATGTCATTGTGAATCTGTTGAATGATGGATATATCAGTGGGATAGTAATTGACCAGGATATAGATGAAAACATAGATATATACAACCTTGATAAATGTGAGATTACACCAAAAGGCATAGAATACCTTACTGATAATTCAACTATTGAAAAAGCCAAGCGATTTATGAAAGACTTGAAAGACATAATACCGTTTGTATAAGCCGACTATCTAGTCGGTTTTTATTTTGCCCAATTTCAAGAAAGGAGAACCATATGGCTGAAGGATTGAAACCACATCATCACCAGTACTTTGAATATGACTGTAAAAATCATTTTGACAGCCGTAGGCACGTCATTGTCAAGAAGGTGACATATATGTGCATGATATGCGGAAAACTCTCACACGAGACATATGAAGAGTACTGTCCGCCTCCCAAGGAAAGAAAACCTAAAGCATTGATGAAATACAGAAGCAGACAGAAGAGCGGTTGATGTTCTTCTTTTTTTCTGTTTGTCCATAACGTGCATATGACATTAAAAGGTGCATGGATATAACAGTCATACGGACTATAAACGGAGGAATTAAGTTATGGAATATATTAAGAATATGATGCCTTTGAACCTTCAGCTTTTTGCGGAAGAAGGGGAAGAGGGGGAAGATGATACAGGCGATGAAGGGAATCCTGATAATGCGCAGTCAGGTGAATCGGAAGATGATAAAGCCAAAGTAACAACCCTCACAGAAGACGATGTGGACAGAATCGTCCAGAAGAGACTTGCCCGTGCAAGAAAGAAGTGGGATAAGGATCATACGGAAGCCGAAAGGCTTCAAAAGATGACAGATGATGAAAAGAAGCAGTATGAGGAAGACAAGAGAAAAGAAGAACTTGACAATAGAGAAGCAGCAATTACTCGTAGAGAACTGACTGCAGTTGCCAAGGAACAGCTTAATGCTGCAGGAGTTCCAGCAGACATGGCTGATTTCATTGACTACACTGATGCTGATTCCGTAAATGAATCTGTCAAAAGACTCTCTAAAGCATTCAAGGGAGCAGTTCAGCAGTCTGTTGATGAACGATTAAAAGGGAAAGCACCTTTAGACAAGGCAAAAAACAATGTATTGACTGCTGAAGAAGAGAATGCAAGAAAGGCATTCGCGAATGCACTTAAATTTTAGAAAAGAGGTATAGAACATGGCAATTAACACATTACAGTATTCAACTATTTTTCAGACTGAATTAGATAAACAGATGGAGCATCTCACTCTTACATCATGGATGGATGCCAATGCCGGACAGATTAAGTATGACGGTGGTGCAGAGGTAAAAATCCCTAAGATGTCATTAGTTGGCTTAGGAGACTATAACAGAGATGAAGGATATAAACAGGGTGCTGTCACTCTTGAATATGAAACATTCAAAATGACACAGGACCGTGGAAGAAAGTTCCTTCTTGATGCAATGGATGTGAACGAAACCAATTTCGTTGCATCTGCTGGCACTGTCATGGGAGAATTCCAGCGTTTACATGTTGCCCCTGAAGTCGATGCTTACCGTATTTCTAAGGTTGTTTCTGATGTTACAGCAAAGAAATCAGCAAACATCCTAACAACTGCATTGACTGAACAGAATATTCTTTCTGAATTAGAAAAGGCAGCGGATACTATCCGTGATAAAGGATATCAGGGCGATATCATCTGTCATATTACATATGATACTTTAAGATTATTAAAGGAAAAGATGGTAAACAGCAACCTTACATCAGGTAAATTAACTATTGGAAATATCACATTAGACATCTATAAGCTTGATGAAATCACATTCATTCCTACACCAAAGAACAGAATGTATTCAGCTATCAAGGTTGATGCTGGAGCAACAAAAGACACAGGTGGATATACAAAGGGTGAAACTGCTAAGAATGTAAACTTCTTAATGGCGCCAATCAATAGTGTTATCGGTGTTACTAAACAGGACAAGACAAGAGTATTTGACCCTGATACTAACCAGGATGCGAATGCTTGGCAGATTGATTACAGAAGATATCATGACTGCTGGGAAAAGGACAACATGCTTGACCTAATCATTGCTAACGTCTCAGCTGATGCATAATGATCATTGTAAAAAGAATCAACGTTGAAAGAGTCATCCATGAGGATGACCTTCAGCGTTATACTGAACAGGGATATCGTGTCATTGAAGACAAGAAGAATGATGAAGATACTCCTGTAGAAAATGCAGAAGTGACAGACCTCAACGATATGACTGTTGACCAGTTAAAGACTATTGCAAAGGAAAAGGGCGTTAGCGGATATTCTAGTCTTGTTAAAAAGGAACTGGTCGCAGTTCTCACTAAGATGCAGGAGGAGTAATCTATGGATCTAGTTGAGATTGTTGCTGAAAGAACAGGAACGAGTCAGGGGCGTGCAAAAATCTATGTTGAAATGGCAAAACAGCGTGCTCTTGCACATACAAACCGCACTGTATACATCACTGCAATGGATTTCTGTGTGGCTGATCTAGCATGTGCCATGTACTTTAGAGAGGGCATGGTCGGAGAATCATCACATTCAGAAGGTGGCATCACATCTACTTTTCAGTCTTCCACTTATGAAGATATTCTCTCAACTCTCAACAACTTGAGACTGATTCGTGCAGGAGGAATCGTGCATGAAAAGAAGCCGGAGGAGAACCAATGAGACTTTCAGCGCTTAAGAACTATCCTGTATATGAGCCTGTCATCGAAAAGGACGGCGAAGGTGTCACTACTGAAAAGTGGATCAAGAGAAAATCAATGCTTCTTGAGATATGGCCTGCATCCGGTAAGTTACAGGCTGAAATGTATGGGGAGAGACTGAACTACATTCTTAATATGATTCTTCCTAAGAATTTGGATGATGATTTCAGACCCACTGAAAAGTGGGGAGTGAATGTCTATAATCAGTCAATTGATGAACCGGATTACAGAATCATCAGCATGAAGGAATATAACAGGCACTACCTCTTTGAATTGGAGAAGATTATTAAATGAGTCTCAATGGTGCTAATGAATTATTTAGAACGCTTCGCGCTATAGATGCAGTACTTGAGAATCCTGAACAGGTTCTTGGAAAGGCTGCGGAAACTATAAGAAGTGGGTGCGTGCTTGAATGTCCTGTTAATGATGGTGCATTAAGAAACTCAATCAAGACACGTGTTGAAGGCGACAAGGGATATGTTTATACAAATAAGGCATATGCTCAATATGTCGAATTCGGAACAGGTCGAAAAGGTGCTGCAGACCATTCTGGAATATCTCCATACGCAAATCCATCTTACACTATGAAGCCTTGGTGGATTCCGGAAGATAAGCTATCAGACAGCGCGATAAAACATTACCATTGGGTAGTCATTGAGATTGATGGTAAGAGATATTACAGGTCGGATGGACAGCCTGCACAGCCATTCATGTACCAGGGAGCAAAGAAGACTGAAAAGAAAGCAGTAAAAGATGCTGGTATTGTAATCAGCCAGTTAATTGAAAAGGATTAAAAACATATGATCAACATTAAAGATAAAGTATATAAGGCTCTGACAGATGAAGGACTTGAAGTCACTGATATCTATCCTAAGGACTGGGCTAAGCTTCCAGCAGTTCAGTATGTTGAGGAAGATAACAGCGTGGCAGAATGGACGGATGACAAGGAGCAGACATCACATGTCCTTTACAGAATCGAAATCTGGGATACTAAGAGTACATCGGTTACAGCCTTGAAAGTTGATAAGGCATTATCAGCAATGGGGCTAAAGAGAGTATTATGCAAAGATATTGATGATGCATCAGGACTAAGACACAAAAAAATGAGTTATGAAGCATATTATGATAGTGAATACATCTATCATGGTATGTAACTGATAAGGAGGAATTTTATAATGCTAGCAAATGGTGCTAAATTATCTTATGACAAGACAAACAAAGGAACTTCTTTCACTGACCTTCCAGGGTTGAAGAAGATTCCTGACATGGGTATTGAAAAAGAAAAGGTTGAAAACTCTTCACTTGACGATACAGTTAAAGTCTATGAATTTGGTATTGGAGACCCTGGAGATCTAGAATATACATTCAAGTATGACAACAGTAAAGAAACATCTTCGTACAGATTAATGAGAGAACTAGAAAAATCAGGAGCTACCGCAATGTTCAAGGAAACATTGAAGGACGGCACTGCAACTACATTCTCAGGACAGGTTACTGTTAAGAGAGCGGGTGGTGGTGTTAATGATGCTATTGAATTCACAATTTCAATCGCATTACAATCTGAACTCACTGTTACTGATCCAGTAGCAGCATAGAAAGGAAGATATAGATAAATGACAGTAAAAGCAAAAAGAAAACCCTTCATCATTTGGAAGATTGGGGAAGAAGAATATAAATTGAAACTTACAACAGGAGAAATCTCAAGACTAGAACAGATGTATGGTGGAAGTCTTATCAATCTTCTCAATACAGAAACAGGCATGACACCATTATGCACTATGTTGGACATCGTTCATGGTGGTCTTCAGAAATTCAACAGCAACATCGACAGAAACGATGTAAATGATATGTTTGACAGATACATCGATGAAGGAGGCTCACAGACTGAGTTCCTCAGTGATATTCTAATTCCATTGTTCCAGGTATCGGGTTTTTTCTCTGGGGCTCTCGAAACGAAAATGGAAAAGGAAATGGCGGAAGCCAAGAAGAATCTCTAGAAGATATCCTGATTACAGATTACATATACAAGGCGGTCTATGATCCAGCGCTTGATGCTGGAGTAGACCCCTTTTCATTTTGGAATTATTCGTTAGATGAGCTATACGATATTATTTCAGCACATGAAAGAAAGAAAAAAGAAATGGTGCGACAGGAAGCGATATCTCTTCAGATACAGGCCTTTCAGATAAGGGATTGTATCGCCACTGTCCTTAATGGCAAGGATGATTCATTCACTCCTACACAATTGTGGGACTTCTATCCTTCACTTTTTGAAGAGGATAGGAAAGAGTTTGAAAAAGAGAAGGAAAGAAAAGAGGTCGCAAGCGCTAGATCTTCTCGTATTGCCTTCAGTAGAAGACATAATGAAGCACTAAGAAAAAGAAAGGCGGTGATGCAGAATGACGGTAGAGGAACTGCAGATAGTAATATCTGCACAGACGAAATCAGCGAAATCAGAACTGAACAGCGTGAAGAATGAAGTCACCGGCCTAAAGAATCATGTTGATAAGGTTACAGGTTCAATTGGCAATTCATTTAAGAGTATTCGCAATATTGTGGCGGGTCTTGGTATTGCTTCTCTGATTAAATCAACGATATTAGGTAATATTGATGCTGCAATCAAGAGAGTTGATACTCTTAGCAATTATAGCCGTGTGATGTCGAATCTAGGCGTTGGCAGTGTTCAAGCGAATGCATCGATACAGAAACTAAGCAATAAGCTTATTGGACTTCCAACAACCCTAGACGATGCATCAGGCGCAGTACAGAGATTTACATCAGTGAACAGTAACATCTCTAGATCAACAGATATGTTCCTTGCACTAAATAATGCTATTCTAGCCGGCGGTGCAAGTTCCGAGATACAGAAATCAGCCTTAGAACAGTTGTCACAGTCATATGCTAAGGGTAAACCCGATATGTTTGAATGGCGTTCAGCGATGACTGCAATGCCTGCACAGATGAAACAGGTGGCTGAGGCCATGGGCTTTGTCAATGCTTCTGCACTAGGCGAGGCATTAAGAAATGGAACGGTATCAATGGACCAGTTCATGGATACAATTATGAAGTTAAATACACAGGGCATTAACGGCTATCAGTCATTCGAGGAACAGGCAAGAAATGCAACAGGTGGAATTGCTACATCAATCGCTAATATGAGAACAGCTATTGTTAGATGTATGTCAGATGTAATGAACACAATTGGACAGTCTAATATTGCTGGATTCTTTACCAATATTGCAAAGGCAATTAATTCCTGCGTCCCATATGTTGTTGCATTCACTAAAGTTGTTATGGTTGCCGTTGGGTATCTGACGGCACTGTTTGGCGGCAAGTCAAAGAAGTTGAGTTCTTCTTTTGGCGGAGTGTCAAACAATGCTAAGAAGGCAGCAGGAAACACAGGGGCTCTTGCAAAGAAAATGAACGATGCTTCCGACAGTTCACAGAAGCTTTCTAAAGGCGCAAGTGGAACAGGAAGCGGATTAAAAAAGGCAGCAGGTAATGCTTCCAAGCTCAAGAAGGAATTGAATGGAGCTCTTGCTGGATTCGATGCAATCAATAACATCAATTCAAGCAATGGTTCAAGTGATCCGTCTTCAGGTGACTCAGGTGGCTCAGGCGGTGCTGGTGGTTCCGGTGGTGATATCGGCGGATTCAGCATGGATGACAGTGGTGCAAAAGAACAGAAAGGACTTCTTGAAGAAGTAGACAAGCAGTTAGAAGAAATCAAGAAGAAGGTTGCAGAATTCTTCCAGCCATTAAAGCAGTCATGGGATAAGTTTGGTGCGCCGATGATTGCAGCTGCAGTATATGCATTTAATGGTGTCAAGAATCTTCTTATGGAAATTGGCAAGTCAATGTATACAGTGTGGGAAAACGGCACAGGCGCAAAGACTGTCGAACTGATATTGAAGATATTCACTAACATCTTCAAGATAATTGGCAACATCTCCCAAGGACTGGCCGATGCATGGAATACTTTCGGTCTAGGTGATTTAATCATCCAGCGTTTATGGAATATCTTTAACTCTATATTGAAGATCATCAATGAGATTCTGAAAATAGTTAGAGATATTACTAAAGCGATTAACTGGACTGCTGTATTAGTTGCAGTGTATGGGGTTCTTAGTATCATTGATGGGTTATTCTCTTTCATAGCAGATAATGTAGGTCTTATTCTTGGCATACTTTCAGCTATTGCGGGATTATCATTATTTTCTACTCTCGCTGGAATTCTTGGTACTGTTATCACACAAATCCAGCTTGCGGTAGGAGTATTTTCAGGTTGGGCATCGCTTGCAACTGCACTAAGTGGAGCATTTGGAATTCTTCCACAGATATTCGCATCTATTGTAATGGCTGTGAATCCTGTAAATGTTATCATAGGGGCAGTCATTGCTACAGTGGTAGACTTATGGCAGAAAAGCAAGAGCTTCAGAGATGACATAGTAAGCATTCTAGGAAATATTGCTACTATTGTTCAGAAGGTATTTCTAAATATTGTGGCACCTATCATTGATACAGTTGGTAAAATCATCATGGATTTTGTAGAAACTGTTCTCAAACCGTTGTGGAACGCATGGGAGAATGTATTCCAGAGCATAATGGGATTATTAAGTGATTTTCTTAAGTTTGCTACGCCTATATTCAGTACGATTCTTGATATTCTAGGACCTATATTCAAATTGGCCTTAACACTATTGAGAGGTACCTTCGATATGGTATTTGCTGCAATTAGAGGAATTATTGAACTCGCAGACAAAACAATCTGTGAAAGAGTCAACAATATCAGAGACTTCTTCCGTAATCTAGGTGAATGGATGGAAGGAACTTTCGGTTTTAAATGGAAGAATGTGTTTGAAACGGTTAAGAATGTCGTCAAGGTGTTCAGAGACTTCATGGGTCCTATCATTAATTCGTTGGAAGTTGTTTTCTTGGGTCTTACTAACTTTATCAGTGGTGTATTCTCAGGCAACTGGAGAAGAGCATGGTTTGGTGTTAGACAGATATTTGAGGGTATTGTTTCCGGATTAGGAGCTATCTTCAAGGCTCCATTGAATTTCATGATTGATGGAATCAACAAATTCTTAAGTGGTATCGGCAAGATAAAGATTCCTGACTGGGTTCCTGGTGTCGGTGGAAAAGGATTCTCAATCCCTAGGATTCCTAGACTAGCAAAAGGTGGTATCGTAAGTGCATCCACTATTGCCAATATTGGTGAAGCAGGAACAGAAGCAGTAATACCATTACAGAGAAACACACAGGGACTTGATATGATTGCTGAAAAGATTTCAGAAAGATTATCACTTTCTCAGAATGACGGCACAGGCGCTACCTATGTCATTAAATTAGTACTTGATGACGGCAGAGTAATTACTAAGATGGTGATTGACAATATCAAGGATTATGAAGCACGCACAGGCAAGCCTGTATTTGACTATTAGGGGGGGTGGAATAAATGGCAGATGAAGCGAAAATCAAGATAAACGGAACACTTATTCCGACTCCTTCAGAGATTAGCGTAGAAATCAATGATCTAGATTCGGATAGTGTCAGACCTGTTTCAACAGGCATCTTAAGAAGAAATAGAATACGTTCTAACATGCTTAAGATTACATGTACATATAAGTTGAATACATTCACAGATGTAATGAATATTCTGAAGGTACTCACTCCGGCAGAGTTCACGGCAGAACTCTACATTCCTGATCATGGTATCAGAGGAACCAAGAAGATGTATGCTTCAAATAAGAAGTACAATTATAAGAGAGTGCAGTCTGGTCTAAAGGCAGATTCATTCTCTTTCTCTCTGATTGAGGTGTGATTATATGCTTATAAAATATGGAGAGACAAATGTAACGGACAGACTTCTTGATTATAAGATGTCTGTCTCTTTTGCTGACTGCTGTATGATAGGCAACGTACCATCAATTGAACTGACAATGAAGTTCGATAACTATGACGGCATTCTTGACAATATCGACATCAGCAGATACTGGGAAGTCAAGGAGAATGATGCATCTGATACAAGATACTTCAAGGTGTATGATCAGCCGGAGAAGTACACCAAGGAACTTACTCTCAAGATGTATGACAACAACTATTCTCTTGACAAGGCATACGATACTAAACTGTCTTATCCTGTCACTATAAAAGACCAGCTAGACGAGATTGAAAGTCTGACTGGTCTTTCTATTATTCGTGAAGGAATACCGCAGTACGTTCTTGATAAGAGCGTATCATGGTACGATAACACGATTGTAATAAGAGACTATCTCGGATGGATTGCGGAACTGTTTGCAGCAAATGTCTATGCAACAGGGATTGATTCTATTAGGTTTGTTCCTATTGAAAAGACTGCCTTTGCAACTACACAGGATTTAACAGATTACGAGAAGAATGAGGTGTATACACTTACAAGAGTATATGCTGAAAATGGTCTCAATCCTCTGTCTAAAGGTGATGAGACAGGAAATACACTGTTTATTGATTCAGCAAATCTATATGCAGATGAACAGATCATTATAGACAGCATCTACGACAGACTTAAAGGATTGACTTTCAATCAGGTGAAGAATGTCACGATGATATCGATTGATAACCTTCTTCCTGGGGCTCTTGTCAATTATAACAGTAATGAATTCACTTTCTTTGTATCGGATCTAACTGTCAATTACAAGGGTGGACAGTTCTCTATGTCTACAGTTGATGGCAGTGTTACAACAAAGAACGAAGAAAAGACAGTGAAACGTGTATCTAATACAACACGAATCAGAAAACTGCAGGTCCAGCAGGACCAGGAATCATTGAAACTAGATATAATCGCAAAGGAACAGGAAGGCATCAATGACAAGATGGCGCAATTAAGCCTGTCTAATGAGAAGATATCGCTGAGGGTTTCAGAAGTTGAAGAAAAGGCTGGAGAAGCAATCAAACAGGCACAGGGTTCAGTTAAGAAGTTTGTTTGCGAGTATGCTAGTTCAACAGATGGAGTTACACCTCCCGAAACAGGGTGGTCAGAGACTGCACCGACATGGCGTCCTGGATTCTATATATGGCAGAGAACAGCCACGACGATCAATAACACTGTCACATACAGTACACCAGTATGTATCACAGGTGCTAAAGGTGAGGATTCTATATTGTTATGTATAGAATCATCAAATGGCACGACATTCAAGAACAGTGATGTGGCAACTATATTTACAGTGAGCGTATATGTGGGTGGAGTTGTGATTGATAACTCTTCTAAGTTGAGAGAAACATTCGGAGATGGTGCATATCTCCAATGGCTCATAAAAAGGCATGGTGAGACAGAATTCAGTAAGATCCCGTTAGATGATTCAAGACTCAACGATAACGGGTTCATGTTCACTATTTCGGCAAAAGATATTAAATTCAAGGCAGTATTCAACTGCGAATTAAACATTTAGGAGGAAAATTATGGCAATCAAAGCGGTCAATCAGATTGACGTTATCGACTTAACCGATGGTTATTCGGTTGTATTAACAAATGACAACTATACATTCTTAGGTACTACTACTTCTGTAAACGGTACACAGACAACTACTACACAGGTAATGGCATTATGTGGTAGTGAACAGGTTCCATGCACTGTAGGAACTATTACATGCCCTACAGGAATCTCAGCAGTGTCTGACGGCAAGTCACCAATGCCAACAATCACAGTTACTGCAACATCTGCATTAACTAAGAGTGGTACTATCACTATTCCAATTGTTGTCGATGGTGATATCACAATCAACAAGACATTCAGTTTCTCAATTGCATTTAAAGGTCAGACAGGACAGAACGGTACAAGTGTTACTGTAAGTTCGACTTCTGTAACATACCAGGTTGGTGCAAGTGGAACTACTAAACCAACAGGGGAATGGAGTGCAACAGTACCTAACGTGCCAAATGGTCAGTTCTTATGGACAAAGACTGTTGTTAAGTACTCTGACGGAAAATCAACAGAAGCGTATTCTGTCTCTTACAAGGGTACAAATGGTACAAATGGCTCAAACGGTACTAGTGTTACCGTAAGTTCAACATCGGTTACTTACCAGGCAGGCACAAGCGGCACTACTCCTCCAACAGGAACATGGAGTACTACAGTGCCTAGTGTGGCAAATGGTCAGTATCTATGGACAAAGACTGTTGTTGTATATTCAGACGGTAAGTCTACTGAGTCATATTCTGTATCTTATAAAGGTACGAATGGTATTAATGGTACAAATGGTAAGGATGCTATTACAATGGCGATCACCTCAAGCGGTGGAACAATCTTCAAGAATACTGCCATTGCTACAACTTTAACTGCTCATGTCTATAAGGGTGGGGTTGAAGTAACTGGCTCTGCTCTATCTGCATTAGGAACCATCAAGTGGTACAAGGATGGTGGAACTACTGCAGTAGCAACAGGGGCAACATATACAATCGGAGCTGGTGACATCACGAACAAGGCAACATTCAGCGCTCAGCTAGAAGGTTAATCATATGATTAAGGCATCGGCTAGCATGACCCTCGTGAGAGTCAATGATGGCGAGGACGGGCAGGGGATTCGCTCAATCACTCCGGAGTATTATCTATCAGATTCTGCAACGAAAATGCCCGACGCAAGCAGTAGCGGGTGGAAAAGCGTTCCCGATGACTACATTGACAAGCATTATTACTGGGTTAGGTCGAAGATATTATGGGATGATGGAACATATACAACGACCACCCCAGTGCTTGCAAATGACCTAAAGTCAATCATTGATGATTACGACAACAGAATAAACAACATGAACAATCAGCTGCAGCAGGCAACTAAGGATGCTTCTTCATCTATTGAGCAGACCAAGACATCCATTTTACAGACAGTCTCAGAAAACTATTATAGTGCGACAGACGGTAAAAACCTTGCTTCTACTGTATCTACTATTCAGCAGACAACAGAAAGCATTCAGATGGGATTTGTAAAGAAAGAGGACTTTACATCCCTTTCTGACAAGGTTTCAAGCAATCAGACTCAGCTGAATACCTATATCAGATTCAATGCAGAAGGAATCGAGATTGGTAAACAGGATTCAGAATTCAAAACAAAGCAGACAAACAGCAAATACTCTATTCTTCAGAATAATGACGAAGTAGCGTATTTTGCTAATAACAGAATGTATAACTCAAACATCGAAGTTTCTAGTTCCTTGAGGATTGGAAACTTCGGATTCATTGTTAACAGCGATGGATCATTGACTTTTAAGAAAGTAGGTGGTGACTGATGGCAACAAGTGCATCATGCAGTGCATCGTTTGGTGGTGGCAATGGTAATGTCACAATGACAATGACACGAACAAGTGTCAATGTGGATGGCAACTATGATTTGTGGACTGCTACACTGACAAAGTACTATAAGTGGAATATCAGCTCTAGTGCAACAAAGTACGGCTCTATGTGGGCAAATGGTGTCCTCATCTGGTCGGGTGGTGTGACTATCGGAGGAAGTGGAACAAAGACACTTGCGACAGTTACTAATATCAAGATTCCACATGATAGCAATGGTGGCAAGCATTTTGATTTCTCATTCTCACAGGAATTAAAGGTAACTCTTTCGGGCAGTTATGTAGGTAGTGTATCTGCTTCGGGTGGTATAGACTGCGATGTCATTCCTAGAGCAACTAAGCCATACTGCTCTCCAGCATCCGTATATTTTGGTAACAGTGTCACAATCAAGACACCTAGAGCATCTTCTGACTTTGGTCATGTAATCACGTACAGCTTTTATGATAAGACTGAACAGATTGCTGACAACCAGTGGAATGATGAATTCAAATGGACGGTTCCAGTTTCACTGATTAACAAGATGACTAATACGTCATATTCATATATGACATTCAAGGTAGACACATACAATCGTGCTGGTAAATATATAGGCACTAACTACTGCCGTTTAGATTTAGTACTTCCTTCGGGGTATGAACCGACTGTCACGGGTATCACTTATACAAACGAAGATACCGCTATTGCGAACAGATTCGGCACATCAACGATCATACAGGGTGTTTCGAAAGTCAAGTGTAATGTATCTGCTACGGCGAAGAACGGCGCTACAATCACTTATTACAACAATGAGATTGATGGACAGCTTATCCCTGGCCCTAACAGTTACTTTACTACCCAGCCTCTTAAGTCCTCAGGCACAGTAGTTCTTAAATCGACAGTTACAGATTCGAGAGGACAGAAGGCTACACTCTCTAAGAATATCAGTGTTACAGAATGGTGGTCACCATCTGTAAAGAGCGTCACTGCACAGCGTTGGAATGTATCATCCAATAAAGCAGATGATGAAGGCACGGCGGTTAGAATCACTTATTCATTTTCAATTGCACCTGTTGCAAATAAAAATGATAAGACTATAGATCGGAAGAGCACACGTCTGAACTCC